GGCGCGACGGGCGCGACGGGCGCGACGGGCGCCTGCGGCCAGGGCCGCTCGCCCCTCGTCGGGTCAAGGCCGTGCTTGCGGCAGTAGTCCAGCACGCCCTGAAGCTTGGCGAAGGCTTCAACGCTCTCCTCAAGGTTACGATCATCGAAAATAATCGAAAGAGTGAACTGCATTATGGTTCCCCACGTGCACTATTACGGACACTATTCAAGGTTTAGTCCCTGTATAGTTCAGACACTTCTTCGGCCTTACGGCGATATGCCCGCATGATTTGCTGGTCCAACGTGTTCGGCAAATAGAGGAAGCTCGCCAATACGCTGAACAGCTGGCCCAGCCGGTGCGCGCGGGCGATGGCTTGCGCGTTCTCGCCGGGCACCCAGGAGGGTTCAACGATCGCCACGTCGCTCGCGGCGGTGAGCGTGACCGCCGTGCCGGCGGCGAGGATTTGACCGATGAACACCCGGTGCACGGGCTTGGTCTGGAAGAGGTCCACGACGGCGGCGCGCTCGGCGGGCGAGGTCTCGCCGGTGATCGTCAGGGGCGCGAAATCCAGGAGAGCCTGCCCGAGGCCGGCGATCACCGAGCGGTGCCACGCAAACACCAATATCTTGTCCACGCCAACGCCCAGGCGCTCGCGCACCCACTCGGCGGCGGGGATGACCTTGGCCTCGCCCAGGACACGCCGGAGCGTGGCCAGCTCGGCGTTGGCGGGGGCCGAGGAGAGTTCCTGGACCAGGCACTGATCGCCGAGATGACCGAGATGCGCTGTCCGGGACATGGCCCCGGACAGCGCCGGGACATGCAGGGCGCCCGGCGCGGCCACCAAGGGCACGTCCTGACAGACAAGCCTGGGCAGCTCGGGCAGCACGTCAGCGCGCCGCCGCCGCAAGATGACGGGCGCCAGCGCCTGCCGCAGCTGGTCCTGGTTGCGCGAGCCGTTGATCCGCCGGCCGTGGATGCCATCGGTGTAGCGGGTGAACCGCTCCTCGAACTCGGGCTGGTTGAGCGGGCGCGCCCCCGGCGGGTTGGGCATCGGCCGGCTGATGCGGTGCGACCAGAACGTCCGATAGTGCTGGAACATCTCGCCGGCATGGTTGGGGGTCAGGGTGCCGGTGAGCAGGATCACCCGCGCGCAGGACGCCTCCAGCCCGACCGCCCTGCCGCCCTGCGTGCGCGTGCCGTAGATCGCCCGCGTGCGCTGCGAGGCATTCTTGAGGTAGTGCGCCTCGTCCAGGATGAGCAAGTCCCAGCGCCGCGCGGTGAGCGCCTGGAGCCAGGGGGCGCGCGTGCGCGGCTGGGAAAAAATGTCGTAGGCGAGCACGGCGAGGACATCGGGCTGGTCGAGCCAGCCGCTGCCGGGGCGACGAAGATCGGGACGGGCCTCAGGCGGGACAACGCGCGCGTGCGGGACACGCGCGGGGGCGAACTTGGCGATCTCGATGGGCCAGGACACGCGGGCGATGGCCGGCGCGATGACCAGGACACGCCGGGCGCCCAGCTCGTCCGCCGCGCGCAGCGCCTGGAGGGTCTTGCCCAGGCCGGGCTCGTCGGCCAAGACGACGGCGCGCTCCGGTGTGGGCATCGCATCAAGCGTTGTGGTGAGACGGTCCACGAGAAACCGGACCCCCGCCTGCTGGTAGGGGCGCGCACACAAGCCAGTCGGGTCGGCTGTGGGCTCGGGCTGTGTCGGGGCGCGCGGCGCAACCGCCGGGAGTGACATGGGCATCAAGGGACGGCCCCACGATGAGGGTGACGGTTCGGCGGTTCGACGTTCCGGGGAATACAGTTGTGTTACTGAGCCGTAACCTGCGTCCATCTGTGGGGGCCTGTCAAGCGACATCAGGGCACCACACCCGGTTTTCCCGAGAGGCGGCCGGGAATAGCCGGCGGGGTCGCGCGTCCACGCGCATGACGGCCGAAATATGCGAGCAGCGCGGCCTCGGCGCGGCCATCGTCCTTGACGCGCGCAAACAAGTTTGCTTCGCGCGCAAACAGGTTCGCCGCCATCGCGCGCGCCGCTGACTTGTCGGCGCCGAGACGCAGCGCGCGCTTCCACTCGTTTGGTGTCACCAGATGTGTTGGCAGCTTGAGCGCCGCCAGCACGCCGCGTGTTGTGCCGTAGGTCATGCCGAAACTAAAGCTGCTGGACACGCCCTGCCGAGGCAGCGCGTGGACGCGCTCAAGATAGACCTCGTGGGGCTCCAGCTCGCGCACGATGTCGCTCAACCAAGGGGCGACAAGCTCGTGTCTGACAGTGGTTTTGGCGATCGGCATGTCCCGCACCACGAGCACGTCGTCAAAATCCGTGTCGATCAGCGCCAGCGCGCCATGCAGCCCCGGATCAATACCGAGGACACGCATCACGGCGCGTTCATGTCGGACAGCGAGAGTTCCGCGTCATCGGTGAACAGGGTCGCCAAGTCGTGCCCCTCGCGCATCAGCGCGTAGATGACAGGCACGATCCAGGCACCGGGGATGACGCCGCGCGACTTCCACATTTGGACAGTGGTGTAGGCCGGCATGGACGTGTGACCGTATTTGGCGAGCAACGTCTGCAACGCCTGCGGCCCGCCCGTAACTTCAAACACATAACCAACATCGAGAGCAATCACGCGGCAGCCCCTCCCCAAGGGCTGTGTTGTGCCGCATAACCGAGTGTGTTGTCCAGGGATTGTTCGGTCGGCCGTGTTATCGGCACGGCACCAGGGCGGGTATTCGCGGGTTCCTGTACGGTAGCTGACAAGGGGTGCGCACGTCAAGTTGCACACGTGAACGAGACATCAACCGCCGGGAGGCGGCACATAACAATTTGTGGTGTTTTACCTTGACCACACAACAAAACGTGGCTAAGCACCGCGCCTCGGGGGCTTGCCTGCTCCCAACCCAACACGACAAGCCGAGGGACACACAGACAGTGCTCACCGAAAACCGTCACCCTACCACCGCGCACGCCACCGCGCCCGCGCCCGCCAGACCATCAACCCGCACACCACGCCCGGAGCTGCTGCCGTTCCGCGAGGCCCTGGCCCGCGCCATGATACGAGCCGGCGTGTCGGCGTCGGAGCTGGCCCGGCGCGTGTGGGGCGAGGTCAAGGACCCGCGCGGCTATATGGTCGCCAAGGGCCGCGACCGGATGAGCGCCTACATGGCCGGCGTGAGCTACCCGGACCCGACGAACCGCGCCAAGATCGCCGAGGCGCTGGACATCGACCCGCAGGAACTCAACATCGAGCCGCTGGCCTCCTCGCCGCGCGCCATGCAGCCGCCGCCGCCGGCCATCAGCCTGGAAATCATCACCGGCGTAGCCGGCGAGCCGAGCATCGCGGCGCTCACGGTGAACCGCAAGATCATGTCCGAGGACACGGCCATGAAGATCATCGCGCTCATCCGCGAGGACGCCGAGCCCAAGCCCAAGCCCGAGACCCCGGTATCGGCGCCCACGCCCGCGCCCGAACCCGAAAAGGTTCCGGCCTTCTCGCTGCTGGCAGCCGACAATGCGCCGACAACGCCCGGCAAGAAGCGGCGCACCCGCTGATCCTGCTCACGCAAATCGAGGTCGCGCGACTGCTGCGCTGCTCGGTCCACAAGGTGGCCGCGCTGCGTCGGCGCGGCGCCCTGCCCTTCCTGCCCGGTCGCCCGGTGCTCATCCCACAAGAGGACGTGCTTATATGGCTGCAACGACAAACCGCCCAGGCGCAGGCTCGCGCAAAACTGCGGTCATCCGCCTGCACACGCCCGCCGAACTCGCCCGGCTCAAGCGCAACGCGCGCGGCGTCTACGAAGTCCACTGGTCCGAGCCCGACCCGGACGCTCCCGGCAAGTGGCGCTCCCGGCGGCTCTCAAGCCGCACGGCGAACCCTGCAAACGCGAAGGGCTTTCTCGCGGAAGTCAAGGACATGCTCAACGGCGTAGGCGCGGGCGCGGGCGGAGCGGGACGCGCGCCGAGCGAACCGACCATCGAGGAGCTGTGCACGGCGTTCGGCGTGCCGGACAAGGGCGACACGATGTCGTCGTCGCAGCAAAACAATCTCGTCATGCCACGCCGCTACCTGGGGCACCTGCGCCCAAGCGAGTTGACCGAGGAGGTCATCGCCGCCTACCGCACGGCGCGCGCGGGCCGCGCCGATAGCACGCTGCGGCGCGATCTCGGCGCGCTGCAAACCCTCATCAACAAGCATTGCCGGGCGCGCAAGCTGCCCCGACACGAGTATCCGCATATCGAGCTGCCGCCGCCGGGGCAGCCGCGCAAGCTGTTCCTGGACCGGGACACCGAGACCCGGCTGCACGCGGCGGCGGCGGCGCTGGTGCTCGATCCCGACCCGAACCTATCGGAGCACCGCCGGGACACGCTGCCGCGCCTCGGCCTGTTCCTGGTGATCGCGATGAACACGGCGGCACGGGCCGGCGCCATCAAGGCGCTGACCTGGGACCGCGTGGACATGGCACAGCGGCTCATCGACTTCCGCGTGCCCGGCCGGGCGGTGACGAACAAGCGCAAGGTGCCGGTGCCGATCTCGACACGGCTCCTGCCGGTGCTGCGCCACGCCGCCGCTGCCGCGCCGAAGGACGCGTATGGGCGTCCCACGGGCGCCGTGGTGGGGGCGGTCTATCTGCGGCACTATCTCGACGAGTTCGCCGCCGCGCATGGCGTGCCCTGGCTGACCGCGCATGTCCTGCGGCACACCTGGGGCACCCTGATGGCGCAAAGCGGCAAAAACCTGTGGGCGAT